TGGAAAACGTTCACCCAGTGACCTGTCGTCAGAGTTAGGAAGTCTTTGTAATGCTCTTGGTTCTCCGTCATTGTCAAGGATTTGAATTCGCAATATCTCTCGTACATCTCCGTTAAGAGTGTAGTCTGCTTGTCCTGAAACTACGTTGGTAGTCTCTACTGGTAAATCAGTTCTATTGGTGTCGTCCCACTGCCATTGTTTGTCTACTTGCTGTATTAGTGTTACCGCCCTCTTGTAATACCTATTTATGTTTCTAGTCAAGTCTTCAATTGGATATGCCGCCAAAGTAACACTTGCATAATTAAGTGCCGCGTCTACTATTCCCGTCTTGTTTGTAGATTCATAGAATTGCATGTTTTTAGTTGTAAATTAACGTAAAGTCGATTGTTCCTCCTATTGTCGCATAAAGTCCTGCGTAGAAGTCTATTTCTCCTAATTCATACACTCCTGATCCTGCTGGAAATGTAAATGTATTGATAATAAGCAGTGATGATTCTGCTCCACTAGCTAATGTTGTTGCTCCCCATGCTCCGTTTGCCATAGTTTCAGTTGTTGGTATAGCGTTTCCGTATGTTCCTACGCTGTATGCCTCAACTGTCTGCTCTGTATCAGAGTTAGTTGTTGCTGTTACTAATGGGTTTGCTACTGTTCCTGTTCCGTATTTTGTACCTGCTCCTGCACCTGCATTAACTGCAACCTTTAGATTATCAAGTGCCGCCGCTACTGATGAGTCAATAAGGACTTCATTTGCTGCGCCAGTAAGAGTAGTTTTGAATGTATATGTTACATCTCCAATTAGTGCTACTTCTCCGTCAGAGATTGCACCGGATACTGTTAATACACCTGTTGCTTTTACGCCCGCTGATGTAGTACCTGTTGTACCGTCATTAAAACGTAGTGTTCCACTAGAGTGTGAGTTTACAACAACACCAAGCAGTGTCCCGCTTCCGGTCTTTACTTGTGTTGAGGCTGTTAGATTTTGATATTGTGACATTTTATTTTTTTATTACTTAGAGGCTTGGGAGAACCTTTGCGCTCTCCAGAGCCACTAAGTGGCTTTTAAGTTTAGTCTGGTACAACTGCTGTCGCTACTGCGCCAATTGCTGTAAATGGATGAGCCATCCATCCGATAGTATCACTGATTTTTACTACTTTGATTACCTGTGTATCTGTTGCAAGATATTCTTTTGTTCCGTCACAGTTCTCAGAGTTAATCTCCTGATCTGTTCCTGCTGGTGTTCTTAGTTCAAAGTTACCTCCCGCATTACATAGAATAGTAATTGTGTGTCCGACTGGTACATCTGCAAGTAATGGTAGGACAATAAAGTCGTTTGCACCATTTGTTACTGCACCAACATTTACTGATGTTTTACCAGCTTGGATTGAATTACCTGCTCCTTGTGCGTCATCAGGTGTAACTGATTGTGCTAGAAGTCTAAGTGCATCGAATGTTGGATTTAATCCGTTTGATTGTGCCATATAGTTTGTATGTTTAGTTGCCTAAGATATTACCCCCGTACTCGAATCGTTTGTTTGGGTCTATATTTCCTCGTTCCAAGACAATAAGTGATGGGTCTTCTCCGATAGCTGCAAGTCGTTCCAATAGATCTTCTTTCTTAACCTTCCATTTTTCTGGATTCTTGTATGCGTAACCGTTTAAAGTCTTGGCATATTCTGCTTGCGCATCGTTTTTCCATACTCCATCGTCTGGAATAAGGATAAGTGGTAATTCTTTAGGTCGTGCAATTTCTGGGTCTGATACTGAAAACCCACTTGTAGTTACAGGAGCTTTCTTGGTTGTTTCCTTTTTTACTTTTGTTTCTGTTACTTCCTTGATATCCTCTGTTTCTTTTTTAGTTGTTTTTGCCATAGTTGTTTTTATTAATTATTCATGTGGGAATTGGGGAGACCGCCAGTGGGTTCAGTCGCCCCAAACCCCACACGAATGTGAGATTGAGATGACTACGCTAGCGTAATATCTACTGTAAGTGGTGCTTTTTGCGCCCACAGTTTGAATCCTACGAGTCCAAAGACTACGATTTCCGTTCCTGTTTTTCCCGTTACCTCCTTCTCGTTGAATTGCATCCCTCGAGGTGATGCGTATGTTGCTACGTTCTTGACTCCAAATACTCGGTGTCCTGAGTTTGTAACAGTTGTAGTACCAAGTGTTGCTGATACGAATGTACCAGTTCTTACTACGTAAATATCTACTCCCATCCATGAACCCATGAATCCGTTTTTAAGTACTGAATCTGCCATTGAGAATCCGTTAGTTGCTCCTGCTTCCGCAAAACCTACTAGGTCGGTGTTTTCAATTACAAGATATAGTCCATTGTAAGCATCTTGGAATCCAGCTACCTTAGAAGTAAGGTTAGCCATAATTTTGTTGATGTTTGCTGCTGTAACAAACCCTCCTGCTGGAGTAGTGTATGCACCTGTTGCATCTTCACATAGGTTGTTAAGTACGAACTTGTCGATACCTGATGCTACTCCGTACATCATGTTGTCAATTCGAGATGATGAAATATCCATTGCTGCAAAGTATTCCTCGTGTGCGAAGATATGTTCTGCGTAAATGACTTCGTCTGTAACTGTTAGTGCATCATCTGTTACTGTCCATGCTGATACTGAGTATGTTCCTGCCACAGCTTGAATTGTTGCTGTAGCTGCTGACCCGTAAGGGTTTTGAATTCGCTTTAGGTCTGAGCGGTCTACGCTTACAATCTTCTCAGTTGTCAATGCGTTTCGTAGTACGATGTCGTATTGAGACTGGAAGTATTTGTCACGGTCTCCGTATGTTGATTGTGTGTTTATGTTGTTGTCATCAGCCACGTCATTAATAAATATTATTAACTAATGCCTGAATCGGGTTATTATTGATAACCCACTGGTAAACTAATCTCTTCGACCTCCTCTCCTTGCCCAGAATAATTCCTCTGCTTCTGCTGATCCTTTGGCGGGTACTTTTCCCTTTTTTATAAGGTCTTGGTTAATTGCCGATCCTGAGATATTCTCAGTTTGCTTAGTCTTAGAGGTGTTTTGTGCATTTTCCGTTTTGCGGATTTCTGCATTTTCTTTGAGCATTGCACTCATTACTGAATGAGATTTAGCGTCTGAAATTGAGATGTTTTTAAACTTTGCAAAGTCTTGTAATTCATCCCAGTCTGCTTCGTCTACATCCATAAGAGCTTTGATGTCTTTGGGATTTAGTCCTGTTTGTTCTTTAGGAGCTTCTTCACTAGTACCTTTTTCTGCTAGTTCTGGATTTTCCTTGAGTAGTCTAGTTTCTTGACGTTTCAGTGCGCCTAATTTCTGCGCTGCTGTCATCTCCTTCTTGACTTCCTCAGTAGTTTCTTCAGTAGTTTCAGTCGACTGGTCTTCTGTTGAGGCTACTTGTTCGTTTTCAAGAGTTTCGTTCTCTTTATTTGGGTCATTTGCCATGAATGATAAGGTTAATGCTTTTTGAAGAGAAGCGATAACTCATATTTTTTATAATAATACCTTAATAGTAAGCGAAAGACAACACTACTGCGTGTTGTCCTTTTTTTGCTTCTTTGAAAGTTGTTCTTTCGTCTCCCTATGGTTCTCTGCGATTGCATATAGGAAACTTAATTGAGTTTCGATGTGTTCCATATATTGCAGCATACCGAGTAGCTTGATTTGAAATGGATCGTCCTCTGACGGTGTTGGGTCTACGTTGATTTCTCCGTCTGGGTTTCTAAACAGTTCAAGTGCTTTCTGTGTTAGCTCGATTGATATTTGTTTGTAACCTACTGATTGACTGATAGTATCAGCCGTTTGTCCGTAAATCATTGATTGTACTCCTGCCCACGGGTGTCCAATCTGTCCGATGGAGTAATCATATTCTAATGACGGGAGTAATCTTTGTTTAACTTCTCCATACAATTCATCGTTTGCCATAGCTGTTGCTACTAGTGACTTCTGAACTTCTGTTGGGTTTAATCCCAGTGCGACTGCTCGCATTGCCTTTAATAGTTCTTCGTTATCTAGGAATGTGTCTCTAATAAGTAGAGCGACATCCTTTTTGATAGGTGTTTTGTTATCCGACATTTACTGTTTCATTACCTTGTAATTGAGCAGCTTCACCCACTGGCGCGGATGCTTGCTGCGTTGTCTTCATTGTACTAGACAAAGTAGATAATTCAAGCGGTGATAATGTTCCAGATAGTTCTAGTGCTTTGGCGACAACCTTTTGTGCTTCTGGGCTTTGCTGAAATGCTGGGTTCATCATTACTTGTAAGGCTGTGTTTAGTGTAGTCATTGCTTCTCGTAAATCCTTAACTTCCCCTGTTACATCAATTTCTACATCCCATTCTAGGTTTTCAAGTTGTTCTTTCCACGTCTTACTGTCTAACATGCTTGGCTTGAATGATCGCATGTTTCCATTGTCTCCAATAGCTTGTGCAATATCTTGCAAATCTTGCGTTACATCTAAGTCTGTTTCTAAATCTAAAATCTTTTCAATTGTCAGTTCTTGCTCCATCACTTTGAGATACTTTGTGTCAATCCATTCTATTTCTGCCGCATCAAAGATAGCTACAATCTCATCAGAGTTGTTGAGCCTGTTTTTCTTTAAGAATGGCAATATATGAATTCGTAGCATGTCATCAATTG